TCCGGAGATTCATCCGGGGTCTCGCCCTCCTCGATTTCGAGCTGGGCATAAAGCGCTTTGAACCAATCACGGCCTGCGGCGCCTCCCCAAAGGTTGGCTGCCACGTCGGCCGGTGTGTTGGGCTCGGCTTCGAGGAAGCGCTCGTTGCGTCCCCACCAGGCGTTGGCTGTGCGGATCTTGTCCTCGGTGGGCGCCTCACCGGCCACCAGGGCCTCGGCGTCCAGGACGGTCTGCTTCTCAAGGCCATCACCGGCGAGGCCTTCGGCGTACTGCTCCAGGCCGCGGCGGAGGTTGTTTCGGACAGTCTCGGGAGCAGTCTTGGTGACAGCCCGAGGATGCCAGCAGGCGGCGATGGCCATCTGCTCCTCGGTCATCTTGTCGGCCAGGCCGAACTGGATGGCCTCCTGGGCGGTGAACCAGGTCTCCTCTTTCATGGCAGCCCGGATCTGAGAGGTCGGGCGGCCGGTGACCTTCGAATAAATACCAGCCAGCACCTCGGCGTGCTGATCCAAGGCATCGGCCATCTTCCTCATTTCCTCCGAGGTGCCTGCCACCATTCCGGAGGGGTCGTGAATCATGAACAAGGCGGCATCGGCGATCTCAACAGTGTCACCGGCCAGGGCGATGATCGAAGCGATCGAGGCAGCGATGCCGACCACCCGGGTGGTGACAGGTGCCTGCCGGCCTCGCAGCATATTGTAGATGGCCAGTCCGTCCCAGACGTTGCCGCCGGGGCTGTTGATCTCGATCACCAGAGGGCCTTGGCCGACGTCCTGCAGGGCCTGGCTGAAAGCCTTGGCCGAGATTCCGGATCCACCAAACCAGTCTTCACCGATCTGATCGAAGATCTGAAGGGTGGCCGGCTCAGAGGCCGAGGCCCGGGGCTGGTAGGAAAGCCAGTTGTTGATCTTGGTCATTCTGTTTTCTTGGATCTGGTTTTCCGTTTCTTAGCCACAGCAACCACCTCTTGGATGGGTTGGGCCGGGATCTCCTCGGGCATTGTCCCAGAGGGCTTTGCCTCGGCAGCCATCTCGGCTGGCTCGGGCGCGATAGGCTGCTTCTGGGCGGTCGAGATCTCCGAGACATCGAGGCTGTACTTAGTGGCCAGGTCTTGGATGTACCGGGCTTGCTGGGCCTTGGCCTCTAGGGCGGATCGCCAGTCGATGCCTCGGGCGCCGTAGATCTCGTCGTAGGTGGTAACACCAGCGCCTAGCTCAGCAAGCTGTGCAGCAGAGTTGCGGCCCACGTCGACGTTGGGAGCCCGGGGCGCCTGGATGGCCACCTCGTACCAGTCGTCGGGAGAATCTCGCAGGCTGGGATCGGTGCGGATGGCGTATTCCATCACATACTCCCAGATCCTACGGGCGGCCGAGGCCATCACCTGGTGACGGCTGCGGAACCACACTGAAGACATATCCAGGGCGCCACGGTAGACCGTGCCCTGCATTCCTTCTGGGAAAACCAGGACGTAAGGGATGCCGACGCCGGCGCACACCTTCTCGGTCAGGCTGCGCCAGTATTCCCTCATGTTGACGTTGGGGCGGTCGGCTTGGAACTGCTCGAACTCGTCCCCGGACTTCAGCACCTTGACCGTGCTGCCAAATACGTTCTCGTAGTAGGTCTGGGCGGTGCCCTGGCTACCAACCACACCAGAACGGAGGCTGCTGGCCTGCACCTCACCGGAACTGGTCTTGATCACCTGGGCCACGCTGGAGGCGAGCTTGCAGGATTCCATTTCCAGCTTCTGAAGGTCGTCCAGGTCGTGCAGGTCGTTAATGACGCACGCCACGAATGGCAGGCCGCGGAGCTGGCCGGCACGCTGGGCCTCGTAGATGTGGACGATGGAGTCGGAAGATATTGACCGGATCTCGGTGAGTTGGCCTTGGTTCGTTTCCTGCCCAATAAAGTAGGAAAGAGCGCGGCCTGTTTTGGTATCAAACCGGACTCCATCGAAGATATCCGGAGATTGATCCTGGCCGGTGGGTGTGGCCACCTGTTGAGGTTCGATGAGCTGAAGACGGGGGCGGCCCGAGTCTCCCTTGGTCAGCAGAAGGAAAGATTCGCCATCGTAGAACCATCCACGGGCGGCCAGGCTCATCAGAGTTCCGAAAGACTGCCGGGATCCGATGTCAGGGTAGCGGCTCCAGGTATCCCACCATTTCTTCGCTCGGAGATTCCAGTCGGGATTCGAGGAAGCCGGCTGCACCGAGAAGTTGCTGCCGACCGTGTAGTTCTCGAACAGGTCACCGAGGCGATTCATCACCGCGTTGTTCTGCTCGAAGAATCGGCTCTTTCGGACGATCTGCTGCCGGGTCGAGGCAGTGACGTCGAACCGCACCGAGGTGTAGCTGGTGTCCAGGAAGGAACGCCGGATCGAGTTGGACGCGCCCTCGTATCGGTCGACAGGGGCCGACCGGAACTTAGCCAGGATGTTGTCGAGGAATCCCATTAGGTCATCCCCGTTCTGATGGCGCCCTCTCGACGGAAGTTCGAGAAGTCACCGCCGTAACTGGTCACAGCGACCAGGACGACAGCCATCATTTTGTTGAAAACCTGAGTGTCGGTAGGCGCTGCGATGCCGTCCTGGCCGAGTAGATAGACCGCCAGCTCGTAGTCGGCTATCAGGCTTTCCCACATCTCGACCATCTCGGACGGGGTGGGGGCGCCTTTGCCGGGCTCTGCGAATTCGACTGAGACATCCGAGGAAGATGTCGACCGAACAACCTGGCCGGATTCAATCACCGAGGCCGCGGCAATGACCTTTGAGGTCAGGGCGGCCAGCAGTGTCGCGCCACCGAGGGCGCTGTAGACACTGCGAAGATAGGCACGCTTGATTGCGACCGTGAAAGTGAACACCTCGGGCTGGAGGCTCCCACATTATTTCACCTGTTCAATGGCTTAGCTAAGACTGGACATCACTTGACGTAAGATCATTCCAGAGCATGACCATGGCCAGTTGCATGATCTCGCAGTCATGCAGATGGTCGGGCCACTTTTGGTTGCGCTTCACCCAGACGTGCTTGATGCGGCCGGCTCGATTGGCTTGGGGGCGCAATAGGTGCGAGTCCAGGTGCCGCCAGTAGAGGTCCGGATCAGCCACATAGGCGCCTTCGGCCTGCACACTAGGCGGCTCCTGGTGAACGCCCCATTCCCGGTCGATGTCTCCCTTTCGAAGTCTGGACAGCATATCCCGGAGGTGCTCGGTGTCGAACACCAGGAGGGGCTGCACGACGTCGGTGCGCATCGAGGAGGATGTCGACAGGCCGAACGGGTGCACGGCGCCGGAGGTTGTTGTAAATCGGGCACCAGTCTCCCGGCCTTTGAGAGGTAGCCATCCGACCAAGGCAGGTTTTCGGAGGCCACCTTCCGGTGGGAAACGTAGGCCGCACGGGTAGCTGATGGGGTTGGATGTGATTGAGGAATAACTGCCGCAGGCATCGTAGACCGTCTGCGTGTTGAAGCCTGAGTCGATGCCCACATCCATGTCGTGCACCTCCAAGGCCACCTGCACCCGGCGAAGGGCTGCAAAGTCGTCGGCATGGCCGGCAGCCACCAGTGTGCTGTTGCCGTCCTTCCATTCCCGGCAGACCCACCACAGGAACGGTGCCACGGCCTGGACGTCGGCAGTCAGGTAGCGGCGGCCTCCGGTGATAGAGACAGCAGCCGATGCCTCGGGGCGCTCCTGCTGCACGTCCTGCTGCTCCCAGGGCTCGGCCAGATTGCCGTTGATAAAACCCTGAAGGCCGGCCATCGAGGATTTAGCTTCGAGGAAGGCCACGGCCAGGTGTCCCCAGGTGCACTTTCGATCTGGGCTGTAGAGGCTGCTCAGATGGTAGGATCGCACGCCGGGCATGGCGTTTGGATTCTCGGGGCGCCACTGGCCATGGCGGAGGGCTGCCACCTTGTGGGCGTCGGTGATGTGGCCGAGGCAGAGCTGGCAGACGTAGTGGGCGGAGGCCCGGACCTTGGCTAGGTCGTGCTTGCCGTCCTCGGTCTTAGCGTCATCCCATGTCACCTGGCGCCATTCCAGTTTGATCAGCTCCCGGCAGTGGGGGCAGGGCAGGTAGTACCGGCGTTGGTCGCCGCGGAGGAAGCGCTGCCAGATCCGGCCTTCGACCACGGTGGGTGTCGAGGTCATGAAGGCCTTGGAGCTTGAGAAGCTCTTAAGGCGCTGCTCGGCCAGGTCGAGGGCGTCGGCTTCTTTGCTGGTAGCCTCGGCAAACTTATCCACCTCGTCTGCGATCAGCACCCGGACGGGGCGGCTGGCTAGGTTGGCCGGGCTGTTGGATCCGACAAAAGTCAGGGTCGACCGGGTAAAGTTCTGCTCCAGGTTGGTGATCTTGTCGGCCTCGGCCGGGAAGCATTCCAACATGGTCGGGCTGTCCTCCAGCATGGGTAGCCAGCGGGACTTCGAGAAGGATCGGGCAAGATTCTCGGAAGGCATGAGCCACAAGGCTGGGCTCGGCTCGTTTGCGATTAGCCAGGCCAGGCCGGCCATTAGCGTGGTGGTCTTCGATGTCTGGGATCCCCAGCACAGCGTCACCTCGGAGACCGAGGGGTCCTTCCAGGCCTCCATGGGCTCCCGGGTGTATGGTCTGACCGACGTCGAGAAGGGCCCGGGGTGCTCGGTCTGCCGTTGGGTAAGCCGTAGGTTTGCCTCGGACCATTCGACGACGGTCTGCTGCGGGGTGGGCCGGTAGAGGCTTCGGCGGTAGTCCAGGAGGGAACGCTGGAGATCGGTCAGGATTTCCATGGGTCGGTATTGTGTAACGTCTTGAGGCATACTTCCTGGACCCACCTGGTCAATTCACGCTCGGCGTGCTCGGGGTCATGCGGTGCTATCCGGCCGGAGAGCTGCTTGGGCATGGCCTTGATCAGCGAGGCCACGGCGCCGTCGT